CGGCGAGCCAGCTTTTTCTGGTGACGTTGTTGAAGTTGGCGAGTTGGTCGGCCAATGGCTGATCAATGAAGGCTTCGCTGAATCCATAACCATTGAAGAAATTGACGATTAACTTTTTATAGTGTGTTGTTGTGTTGATAGCTCCACCTGCCCATCGCGGGTGGGGCTTTTTTACAAATGAGCTTTTACAATCAATATCAAGCAAAGCGGCAGGAGATTGAGCAATCAAGGCTCAATGCTTTTTCCAGTGTCGGCTTGGCTTCGCGCATAGGGTCTTACATTGTAAGATCTTTGACCGCTCGCGCATGGATTGATTTACGAGTTGTCAAAAATGGCATTTTGTCTGGCAAGCTTTCAGAGTTTGCAGTGTGTCAATATATCTTCCGCAATCATGTAAACTATCCATTGAACAACTGGCAGAAGTTAAAGATTGAGCGCAAGATTGCAAAAGTCTTTCGCACCGGGCAGGACGCGGATAAATTCGCGGAAGATATAAACAATCATTTAAACTCGGCATTCTATGAGATGCCGGAATCCGCAAGCAATCGTACCACGACATCTTTTAAGCTGCCGGAAGTTGAGGGCATTGTCGGCGCAATTGATGAGTTGGCAGCCAGATATGGGCAGCATCCAGATGACATCGCGGATATGCCGATGACTAAAATATTCGCACTGCAAAAAGCGGGACGACTTTCCACCATTCCTAATTACAAGATTTTAGAGCCTAAAGTGCTGCGCGATTTAAAGAGCGAAGCATTGAAAGCAAAACGAGAAGCAAAAGAAAATGGCTAAAGCAGACATCCAGGCAGATATAGATTTAGACTCAAGCGGCTTTCGCAAGGGTCTGCAAAAGTCAAAGGCAAGCATCAAAAATTTTGCAAGGTCTATCACTAGCGGATTATTGCCAGTTTTAGGTGCTGCTGGTGCTGCTGGTGCTTTTGTTAAGTTTGGTAAAAGCGCAATTGATTCTGCATCGCAAATTACTCAACTTTCAAAAGTTTCTGGCGTTGGTGTAGAGGATTTTCAAAAGTTTGCCGAGGCAGCTAAGACAGTAAACATTGAACAGGAAAAACTTGCTGACATTTTCAAAGATACAAGCGACAAGATGGGCGACTTTTTGCAAGTTGGTTCTGGTCCAATGGTAGACTTTTTTGAGAAAATCGCGCCGAAAGTTGGAGCGACTAAAGAAGAATTTATTGGATTAAGTGGGCCAGAAGCACTGCAAAGATATTTTGATTATTTAAAAAAGGCTAATTTGCAGCACCAGGACATGGTATTTTACATGGAAGCAATTGCATCTGATGCAACAATGCTCATTCCATTGCTTGAAGATGGAGGCGAAGCATTTCGGACGCTTGGTGAAGGCGCTAAAGAAGCCGGTCGCATCATGGACGAAGAAACCATTGCGGCACTTACTGAAGCTAAAAACAATTTAGAAAGATTTGAGCAACGAGTAACAATATTTGCTGGCAATATCATTGGTGCAATTATGCCAGCAAGGGATGCAATTAAAGAGTTGGCAAAAGAGCAACTTATCGCAGAAGGTAAAATAAGGAAAATAGGCAGAAGGAAATCTACTCAAGAAACACTAAAAGACAATCGACTAATTAAAGAGCGCAAAGAATTGCTAGAAAAAGAAGCTGAAGATAGAAAAAAGGCAGCAGACGAAGCAGCGAAAGCCGCTGCCGCCTCAGCTACAGGTGCGCCCGCCTCGACCGCAACACTGGCGTCCACCGCAGGTTCGGGACGAAGGTCAAGGACGACCTCTTCAGCAGTCCATGGTGTCGCACGTGAGGCAGAAAGAAAGGCTAAAGAAGCAGAAATAGCTGCAAAAGAAGCAAAAGAAAAAGCAGCAGCCAAAAGAATATCAGATGCTCAATTAAAGCTTTTAAAAGCGCAAGCAGCAGAAGATGATGCATTGACGCATGAAGCACAAAAGCAGCTTGATCTTGAGCAATCAATCCAAGACATCATGCAATCAACCAATCTTGATCGTGCGCAAGCAGTTAAACTTGCAAAGGATCTGGCAAAAGCAAGCGCAGGTTCAGATGTAAACCAATCTGGCTACACGACGCCAAGAGAAAGAAGGGCGGCCGAGCGCAAGCAGCGCAAAGAAGACCAGGCGCGAAGAAAAAGAGAACGCCAAGAACGTGCTGCAGAAGTTGGCGCAGGTGAAAGAAAGCGCCAACAAGATATACAAGACATATTCTCTCAGCGTGAAAAAGAAAGTGGCTATGGTCCAGGCGCGACAAAGCCATCGGCAGGTGGCGTGACGGCATCAGAAAAGCAAGACATGTCAAAGCAACCCGACGTAGCTGAATTGCAAGAGCAGACAAAACTTTTAACATCTATTGACGAGGAGATCAAAAAGAATCCATAATGAGTTTACCATATACAAGCGGCGACTTTACAACGCCAAGAGCAGGCACTGAAAGCTGGGTTGAATATCCATTTATTGAAGAAGGCGACAATGCGACAAAAGTTTACCATCTTGTCTGCGTGGTCAATGAGGCAGATTATGCGCCGGTCGCATTGGATGTTACAATGGCAGACGCAACAAATGCAGACGTAATTGATTTGCCATTTGGAGCAGATGCAGATGCATATTTTGTCGGCGATTACAACAAGACAAAAATTGAGGGCGGCTTGGTAAGATTTGATCGTCAATTTGCTAATATTCCAGCATCAACAGTTGATCCTGCTGGATCGGAAATTTTCACATTTCCGGGGCTGCCATCAACTGCTGGCACTGGCACTAAAATCAGTATAAGCAGTGCCAGCGTATCAAATAATGTAATAACTCTTTCCCTTGCATCTGCGCATGGAATGAGTTCTGGCGACAATTTTAGATATTATATTCGCGGCTATGTTACAAGATACGGTCGAAATTATTACAACTATTTTTATGGTAACGGGGTTTGCATAACTGGCACAAGTGGCAGCACAATCAAATTATATACATATTTACCAGATTCATTTACATTTGCAAATGGATATGTCTACCCTTTTGCAAGTCGTGGGCGAAAACAAGTTTCTCGCAAGTCATCAACTCAATTTGAGTATGACTATTTCCTGCCCGGCGTGTCGGCAGGCATTGCATCATCGCAGGAAATAACATTGCCGCAAAGGTTTGAGGCTTACAGATATACGGAAGGCAACACAGTTGAAACATTAAGTTATACAACAGAGCCAACAAATACGGAATATAATGAGATCGTTGATAGTGATGGTTTCTTAGTTTTGGATTCTGGCATTTCCAGATGGAAGGGAAACATTATACGTCGGTCAGTAAAATCAATTCGAGCAATTTAAAATTATGGCAAATATTGAAAAAGTCACAGATGGTTCGCTTGCCAAGAACAACAAGATGAACGAAGTCATAGGGCGCTTAAATCCTTTGTTGGATATTGAAGTCAACCAAGTTGAAGCAGATGAGCCATTGGAAATTGAGTATTCTGATAACAATGTTGTTTTGCGCGTGCCAAAGGCTGGACTGCAAGAGGGCTTTGCCGAAGAAACGCTGGATGTCGTAAATAGCGACAATACGGCTGGCCAACGTGTATTTTTAACCAAGGCGGTATAATTATGGCTATTTTAAGAGCAGGACCTTGGGGAGAATTAGGTGATGAGTTTCAAAATCCCGTCGCTGACACTCCAACGGGAGTAGATCCATCCCCAGTTAATTGCGCAAAAAATAACTGGCCTAATCAAGATTGGGGGGCAGTTTATGAAATTGAAATAGAGACTGCAAGTGGTCCAGAGTACGAGTATGGTGTTGTGGGTCTTGGTGAAGACGTTGTCGGGGAGGGGGTCTTTATTGCTAATAGCATAGTTTTTTGTTGGCAAGCAACGGAAGAATTCGATATTAATTTAAATTGGGATATGGATAGTGATTACGTAGGCACTAATATTCCTTTCTTTAATTGGGCGTATCAAACTATCGAAGGGGACAATGATTTTTACTTCAATACTCCGAGTAATTCAGGCACAGAAACAGTTACTTTACCAGCAACTACATTTGGAAGATTTTATTATTATGTTGATGTAGGTTCTTTTGATTCTTGGACATTAACAACTTCAATTTCATAATTTAGTATATTGCGATGACATTTTACTGCGACTTGACTCGATTTAATAACGAGCAATCAACTTAAACCCTTTATGATATAATACCAAATTTAAAAACTATGAGCATAAATTTATACGTAAATACAGAGCCGCAAAGCATATCAAAAGCAATCGTGCAAGGCACGACGCAACCACAAGCGCCGATCCCGGTGCGCGAATTTGTGCAAGGCGCAGAGCAAGCAATCAATTTATATTTGATTGATCCCGATGGCAGCTATGATAGCCGGAGCGGCACAGGCGGCGTCGGCGTCAAGGTTTCCATTGCAACGCGCAACGCGCAGCCAACGCAAGGCACATTCACGCTAACAGACGGCACTGATGCAACTAGTGCGATTGCTTACAATGCCAGCGCAGCGACCGTAGAGGCGGCGTTAAATGCGCTCAATAGCAACACTGGCCCAAGTGGCGATCTAGTTGACGTTGTCAAAAAGGGCGATGGTTGCTATGTTGTCACATATCGCACCGTTGGCGCAGTTGCTACGCTTGCAGGAACAAGCGTGGACCTTTCCCCAGAATCTTCTATTGTGGGCGCGGAATCAATCGCAGGTGACGCAACCACACGCGAGCAACAAGTAATCGAGCTGACAGCGCAGCCTTTAATCTTTCAAGACACATGGGCGCAAATCACCAACGGATGGAGCGCAACACTTAGCGCAAACAATACGCGCGTCGTGCAGGCTCTTGGCGGCGCTGATAGAATACAAGCATATATCGAGGTCAAGATTGATGACGTCGTGCTTGCACAGCAAGACGTGACGATCTACGCAAGCGCAAGCAATGTATTCGCGGCGGCCGCTGCGCAAGTGCCGACTGCTTTGACAACGTCTGATATTGGCGTC